TAGTTTTTCATGGTAAATGGGCAGCAGCCGATAACGCTGTTCAAGAATTTAAATTACCAGGAGCTGGTATTTATTGTAATGATGGAGCTTACGTAGATCTTACTAACTGTGATTTTTGTTACGTAATCGGAACTTTTTAGAGGTAGCCAATGGCGAATACTACTTCACAGTCTTACAGTTTTGACCAGGACTTTTCAATCGATGAAATTATTGCAGATGCGTATGAACGTATAGGTTTAGTTGGTACAGCAGGACATCAATTAAAAACTGCAAGAAGATCTTTAAACATTCTTTTTCAAGAATGGGGTAATAGAGGAATACACTTTTGGGAAGTAGGAAATACTAATATTAATTTAGTTGCAGGTTCAACAACCAATGTAGATGCTACAGCTGAAGGATCTGGTATTTATACTTTTTACAGAAATTCTTCAGACGTGCCGGGAGGTGGAGAGCCACCACAAGCAACTACAGTTCCAGTAGCAAATGTTTATGGTATATCAGATATTTTAAATGTTACTTATAGACAAAATTATAACACAACTTCTCAATCAGATATTGGTTTAACAAAAGTTGCTAGAGATTCCTATGCTGCAACAGCTAACAAAGCATCTAATGGAACGCCTTCACAATTTTGGGTACAAAGATTTATAGATAAAGTTACAATTACAGTTTACCCTTTACCAAATGCAACTGCTGCAGATAATTTTTTAAATGTCTATTATGTAAAAAGAATTCAAGATGCAGGAGCGTATACTAACGCAAGTGATACACCTTTTAGATTTGTACCATGTATGATTTCAGGATTATCTTATTACTTATCTATGAAGTTTGCACCACAACGAACACAGGAGATGAAGTTGTTGTACGAGGATGAATTAGCTAGAGCATTGTCTGAAGATGGTTCTGCAGCTAGCACATTTATTACTCCGAAGACATACTATCCAAATATATAATGGCTAGATTTGCAAAAGGTAATAGAGCATTAGCAATTTCTGATAGATCAGGAGCAGCTTTTCCATATAGAGAAATGGTTAAAGAGTGGACTGGTGCGTGGGTACATAGATCAGAATTTGAGCCTAAACAACCACAATTGCAACCACATCCAGTAGCATCTGACCCACAAGGATTGATGCATGCAAGACCTGCAAGAGTAGAGTTTCCTACATTAGATGTTTTACCAAATAATCCTTTTCAAACATATCAAGTAGGTTCTCCAATTATTAATGTTACTTTACCAGGTCATGGTTATACAACAGGTGATATAAGAAGATTTAGAGGTTCACCAGAAACAGCAGGTGCTTTTAGTACTCCAAATGGAGTAGGAGGAATAACAGGATCTACAATTGCAAAAGCTGCTGGATATACTATAACTGTAGGAAAATATATTAGCGGCGCTACAAATACAAATGGGTCTAACGGAACAGATTGGTTTCATTTTAGTGCTGATACAAACGCAACAAGTGTTGTAAACGGAGGAGGAGGATTTCCAGTCTCAGTTGGACCGGTAACCTTAAAAGCATAATGGCAGGTGTATCAACATATTCATATTCAACATTAGTAACAGCTATAAGAGATTATACTGAAGTAGATGCTAATGTATTTACAGAAACTATCGTTGATGGTTTTATTATGGCTGCACAAAACAGAATTAATTTAGATCTTCCTATGGATTCTGACAGAGTTCAAGCAGAAGCACAATTTGCAACTGATTTTAATTCAATTACAATGCCTACTAAAGCTTTGTTTGTTAGAGGTATAGAAGTATATGAATCAACAGCAAACACTAATGGTCAAGGAATATGGTTAGAGAAACGTGATCAAACATTTATTTCAGAGTATGTAGGTAATTTAACAGGAACTGCAGGAGGTGCTGCTGCACAAGATGTAACTGGTCTTCCTAAATATTATGCTATGTTTGGTGGCGCAACAACAGGAGCCAATACAGCTACGTCTGGTGCTATATATGTAGCTCCAACGCCTGATGCAAACTACAAATATATTATTCATTATAACGCAATGCCTACAGGATTAGGTTCTGGTGGCGATGGTGATTCTAATACTTATTTAAGTAATTACTTTCCACAGGGTCTATTATATGCATGTTTAGTAGAAGCATTTATGTTTTTAAAAGGTCCAACAGACATGTTGACACTATATGAAAATAGATATAAAACTGAACTACAAAAGTTTGCAGCGATGCAACTTGGAAGAAGAAGACGAGACGATTACACGGATGGTACAATAAGAATTCCAATCGAGTCAGCGCCTCAGTAATTAGGAGAAAAAATTTATGGCAATATCATCAGCAATTTGTAATAGTTTTAAACAAGAAATTTTAGTTGGTACACACAACTTTACAGCATCATCTGGTAATAGTTTTAAAATAGCTTTATACACAAGTTCAGCATCTTTAGGTGCAGGCACTACAGCCTATAGTTCATCAAACGAAATATCTAATACATCTGGATCAGCTTACACAGCTGGTGGAAAAGTAATTACAAGTGTTACTCCAGCTTTAGATGGATCAACAGCATGTTGTGATTTTGCAGATGTAAGTTTTACTTCTGCTTCTTTTACAGCTAACGGTTGTTTAATTTATAATGATACACAGTCAGATAAAGCGTGTGCAGTAGTTGCTTTTGGTGGTGATAAAACTGTATCAAGCGGAACTTTCACAATTCAATTTCCAGCAGCAGACGCATCTAACGCGATTATTCGAATAGCGTAGAGGTAACGACGGATGTCCGTTACTAGAACTTTTACAGTAACGGTAGTTAGTACCGGTTCAGGAAATAAATATTTTATTGATGGAGTACAACAAGCTACTTTGCTTTTAGGTGAAGGTGGTACATATAAATTTGATCAATCAGATAGTTCAAATGGTAGCCACCCTTTAAGATTTTCAACAACTAGTGACGGAACACATGGCGGAGGTGATGAGTACACTACCGGTGTAACCACTAATGGTACACCTGGTCAAGCAGGATCATACACTCAAATTGTAGTAGCTGAAAGTGCACCAACTCTTTATTACTATTGCACAAATCACTCAGGGATGGGTGGACAAGCTAACACTGTTGATGGAAATTCATGGGGACTTATGTCATGGAGTGCAAACGAATATGGCAGTCAAGATTCTATTGATGTTACATTAACAGGTTTATCTGCTACTTCTAGTGTAGGTGTTGTAGACGCTTTTAATACAGAAGGTTGGGGAAGACAAGAATGGGGTAATTCTGCTTGGGGTGTAGATTACGCAGTACAACTTTCAGGTCAATCAGCAACTTCTGCAAACGGTAGTTTAACAACTTTTGATACACAAACTGTTATACCAACAGGTCAAAGTGCAACTTCTTCAGTAGGTTCTACAACAACAGGTGTATTATCTATTGCAGATTTAACTGGTGTACAGGCTACATCTGAAGTAGGTGATTTTGATAATGCTGGTACATTAGTTGGTTGGGGTAGAAATGGTTGGGGTGAAGAGCCTTACGGAGATTCATTTAATAAATTAGTTCAACCAACAGGTCAAAGTGCAACATCTAATGTTGGATCATTAACATCAGCCATAGAAAATTTTGTACCCATTACTGGAGTTGGTTCTACATCTTCAGTTGGTGGTTTAACACCTATTGTAGATTGTGTTGTTGTACCAACAGGTCAAAGTGCAACATCTAGTGTAGGAACAATTTCAACTTCAGATGCTATTGGATTAACCGGTCTTAGTGCAACAGCTTCAGTTGGTGGTATAATTCTTGATGCGTTAACCGTTGAACTAGGAGGATTACAAGCAACATCTTCTGTAGGACTTTTACAAGAACAAATTTCTCAAGTTCTAACAGGTCAACAAGCAACATCTTCTGTTGGATCTTTAACACTAGAAATAGGAGTTCCGTTAACCGGGGTCAGTGCTACATCGGCAGTCGGTGCAATATCTCCTATACCTATGACAGTAGGGTTAACAGGACAGTCAGCAACATCTAGTGTGGGTACAGGATTAATTCTTAGATATTATGGAAAACTTGATCCTAAAACAAGTACAGGATACAGCACTCAAACACCAAAAACGTCAGTTAGTGGTTACTCAACTAAGACGCCAAAAAACACAACGGGATATACAACTAAAACAGCGTAATTTATGTTTGACTTAAAACTAAATACCCAATATAAATAACAAAATTAGGAGAATTAATAATGGCTTCAACATACACAGATCTTGGTATAGAACTAATGGCAACCGGCGAAAATGCTGGTACATGGGGAACAAAAACTAACACAAATTTAAATCTTATAGAGCAGTTAACAGGTGGTTTTGCTACTGTATCTATTGCTGGTGGAGCAGGAACAACTGCTTTAGATATTGATGATGGTGCTTTAACAGGTACTGCTCAACAAAGAGTTATAGAATTTACAGGATCAATAACTGGAAATAGAATTGTTACAATTCCAAATGACGTGGAAACTTTTTACATATTAAAAAATTCTACTTCTGGAGCTTACACAGTTCAATTTAAATATGCTACTGGTTCAGGAAGCAGCACAACTTTTTCAGCTACAGACAAAGGAACTAAAATTGTTTATGCATCAGCTAACGATGGAACAAACCCTGACATTGTTGATGTTATGGCTAATTCTTCAGAAATTGCTGTAACTAATAGTAATCCAATAAAATTTCAAGACGCTGATAATTCAGCATTTGTGGGTATAGATGCACCGGCAACAGTTAGTGGTTCTTATACATTAACATTACCAGCAGCTGTGGGATCTACTTCTCAAGCTTTAGTAACAACAGATGGGTCAGGAACTTTAGGGTTTACATCAACATCATCTTTTGGTATATCAACAGGAAAAGCGATTGCAATGGCGATCGTATTTGGATAAAAGGATTAAATTATGGCAAACCCAAATATAGTATCAGTATCAAGTATTAACGGTGAGTCGGTAGGCTTTAACTTAACAGCTACTACGACTACAACTTTATTAACTGTATCATCAGATAAAGTTTTAAAAATTAATAGAATTACATGTGCAAACGTTGACGGAACGAATGCAGCAGATTTATCATTATCAATCGTAAAGTCTAACTTCACATCAGCAGGTGTTTCCAACTTCGACACTTCAGGAACTTTCTTTCTAGCAAAAACAGTTTCGGTACCAGCAGATGCTACACTAGTTGTATTGGACACTCCAATATATTTAATGGAAGCAGATGTACTTAAAGGTGGCGCAAGTGCAGCATCAGACTTAGATCTAGTTATATCTTATGAAGTTATAGACGACGCTTAGGAGGTTTAAATTATGGCGCAAGGAAATGGCGGAATAATTGGACCAGTCAATACAGTAAATCCCGAAGTAAGTATTTCAGAAAAAAAAACCGCAATAACATCATCAGGAAGTTTTCAAGTACAATGTGCATCTGCAGGTGGAACTAGACCTGGATCAGTTTTAGTTGTTGCAGGTGGATCTGGTGGAGCTGGAGGCTCTGGTGGTGGAAGTGGTGGATTAATTTTAGCAACATGTCAAACTTTACCTTTATCATCTATATGTGCAACTGTTGGAGCTGGAGGATCACCAGGTAATGCTCCAGGAAGTCAAGGAGGCGATTCAATATTTGCAGACTTTACCGCAAAAGGTGGTGGAGGAGGTGGTGGCCAAGGTTCAAGCACTGTAGGAAATCCAGGTGGATCTGGAGGTGGTGGAGCTGGAGGTTCTGCAGCAGGAGGTTCTTCAATACAATCACCTTCTATGCCAAGTCCTTTACAACCTTTTGGTTTTGGTAATACTGGAGGTGCAGGAGCACCAGGCACAGGTAATCCAGCAAGAGGTGGTGGTGGAGGTGGAGCTGGTGGAGCTGGTTCAGCTGGTGGATGTGGATCAGGTGGTAATGGTGGTAATGGAAAACCAGTAACTTCAATTTTTGGATGTGCACCCCAACCTTTTTATGGACCAACTTCAGGAGTTTATGCTGGAGGTGGTGGAGGTGGATCTTACAGTGGTGGAGGAGGTTCAGCAGGACCAGGAGGTGGTGCATCAGGAGAAGATAATCCAGGTACAGGTCCAGCGAGAAACGGTGTAGTGAACACTGGAGGTGGTGCAGGAGCAGTTTGGCCTAATGGTGGAACAGGTGGATCAGGAATAATTTTAGTTAAAGAATGTGCAACAACAATTGCAAAAAGTGCACCAGGTATTTGGGACATGAATACAGTATACGATTTTGTAAAAGATAATGATTGGGTAACAAGAACAGCAGAAATAGATTACATGGTAGTCGCTGGTGGTGCATCAGGTGGAGCACACTATGCTGGTGGTGGAGGTGGTGCAGGAGGATATCGTGCATCAGGTTATGGCCCAAGTCCACTTCAAGGATCAGCACAAGAATTAGGTTTAGGAACATATGCAGTAACAGTTGGAGCTGGTGGTGCAGCAAGAGCAGGATGTGCAAGTCCAAAAATAGGTAATGCAGGAACAAATTCAGTATTTAGTACAATAACATCATCAGGTGGTGGTTATGGGGGATCTACTCCAAACACTGCTGGAGGTCCAGGAGGATCAGGTGGTGGAGGTGGTGAAAGAAATAACACTGCAGGTGGTGCAGGTAATGCAGGAGCATTTACAATACCAGAAGGTAATAATGGTGGTAATGCTAAACCACAAGGACCTGGAGCAGCAGCAGCTGGAGGTGGTGGTGGAGCAACTGCAGTCGGTGCTGCAGGAGTAGGACCTCCTGGTACAGGACCACAAGCAGGTGGTAATGGAGGTGCTGGAGCACCAAACGCAATTACAGGTACGGCTACATCTTACGCTGGTGGAGGTGGTGGTGGAGTTGAAGGTTCTGGTTCAGGGTCACCAGTAGTCGGTGGAACAGGTGGAGCTGGTGGTGGTGGAGCTGGTGGTGCAGATTCTGCAGGAACCGCTGGTACAGTCAACACAGGTGGTGGAGGTGGTGGAGCAGGTAATGGTCCCGCACCAACTACAGCTTCAGGAGCAGGTGGTTCAGGTATCGTGATCGCAAGAGCAAACGCAGGTCAAGGAATTACATTAGCAACGACTCCAGGTGGTTCAGTTTCTTATGTAGCAAATGGTTCAAGTTTTGATCAAATAGCAAGTTTTACAGCATCAGGATGTTTAACAATTTCTGATGGAGATCCTTCTCTTGTAACAGCAAATTATTTAGTAGTCGCTGGTGGTGGATCGGGTGCAACAGGAGCTGGAGGTGGAGGTGGAGCTGGAGGATACAGAGCTTCAGGATATGGACCTTCTCCTTTACAGGGAGATTCTTTAATTTTAAGTCCAGGACCATATTCTATTACTGTAGGTGGTGGTGGAGCTAGTAATGGTGGATGTAATGGAAATAATTCAGTATTTTCAACTATAACCTCATATGGAGGTGGTAGAGGTGGAGCACCAGGTGTACCTGGTTGTGCACCTGCACCTGAAAAAAGAACTGGAGGAAACGGTGGATCAGGTGGTGGTGGATGGATTTGTGGAAACTCTGGAGGATCAGGTAATAGTCCCCCTGTAAATCCTCCTCAAGGAAATAATGGAGGACCAGGATCTCCAGGTTCACCTCAAACAGCTGGAGGTGGTGGTGGAGCTGGAGGAGTAGGTGGTACAGCTGGAAACTCTGGTGGAGCTGGTGGAGCTGGTGTTACAAACAATATTAATAATTCATGTACAGCGTACGCAGGTGGTGGTGGAGGAGCTGTAAACTGGTCTTACCCAAATAGTAGTCCCGCAGGAGCAGGTGGAACTGGTGGCGGTGGTAGAGGTGGTGGTGGACCAGGAGCGCCTAGTCCATTACAAGCACCAGTAGCAGGAACAGTTAATACTGGAGGCGGTGGTGGTGGTGCAGGTGGAGGTGGATCACCTCTTGCAGGAGCAGCAGGTGGATCAGGTATTGTAATTGCAAGATTTCCAGGACCAACTAGTGTGTCCGCGGCACCAGGAACTAATACAATAACAACATTACCAGGACCAGCTGGAGGATGTAAAGTAGCAACATTTACTGTAACTGGAACGTTGACAATAAGTTAAAATTAATTTATAAATATAATTTTTAAGGAGATAAAAATATGGCACATTTCGCAGAATTAAAAACAAAACCAGATCCAACAGGATTTACATCGGATACTCATCAAGTAGTTGAAAGAGTAGTAGTTGTAGGAAACGATTGTGTTCCTTCAGACATGCACCAAGATGGTGAAACATGGTGTATTAATTTTTTCAAAGGTGGAATCTGGAAACAAACTTCTTACAATAATAATTTTAGAAAACAATATGCAGGAATCGGAATGATTTATGATCCTGTAAAAGATAAATTTTTATCACAACAACCTCATGCTTCATGGTCATTAGATTCAAGTGACGATTGGCAAGCACCAATAACTTATCCAACAGTTACAGAAGAAGGTGATGTTAGATACATGATTTCTTGGAACGAAACAAAATACGACGCTGACAACACACAAGGTTGGGAAGCAATAAAATCAAACGACGAATCGGAAACACCTACCAAATATAATTGGAATGGCTCAGCTTGGGTGTCCGAATAGGAGACTCACATGGCCAGATCTAATGGCGGAATAATCGGTAAAACAAATAAAACTTCTTTCGGGAAGTGTACGGTTACATCACAAACATCTACAGGAAATTTAACATTACAACCAGGGACTAGAGTTATTGATACTTTAGTTGTAGCAGGTGGAGCAGGTGGAGCATTTAATGGCGGCGGTGGTGGAGCAGGAGGATTAAGAACATCTTCCAGTCTTTCAGCTTCGGGAACAGTACCTATTACAATTGGAGCAGGTGGTACTGCTGGAAGTAATCCATCTAGAGCTGGTGGTGTAGGGGGAGATTCAACAATTTTAACAATTACAAGTGCAGGTGGTGGCGGTGGTGGAGCAGATCAAAACCCTGGTTCAGCAGGAGGTTCAGGTGGTGGTGGCGGTGGTGCAAGTTGTGTACCAGCTACAACAGGTGGATCTGGAACTGCATGTCAAGGAAATGCTGGAGGAGGAGCACCCAATCCAGCTGCTGCTGCAGGTGGCGGTGGAGCAGGTGCTGTCGGTGCAAATGGATCAGCAGCTCATACTGGTGGTACTGCAGGTGCAGGTGGGGCAGGTTTAGCTAATTCATTAACAGGATCATGTGTTACCTACGCTGGAGGAGGTGGTGGAGGATCTGGTCCTAGTGCAACTGGTGGAGCAGGAGGTTCAGGTGGAGGCGGAAGAGGATCAGGTCCTACTCCTACTGCAGCTGTATCAGGAACTGCAAATACTGGAGGCGGCGGTGGTGGAGGAACAACTGGTGCTACTAGTCCAGTTGGAGCAGGTGGCTCAGGAATAGTCGTAGTAAAAGAATTAAACAAAGCAAGTGGTGTGTGGTCAATGCAAAGTCAATTTAGTGCCAAGAGTCAGGGAACATGGCCATCAAGAGTAGCAGACGTAGATTACATGGTAGTCGCTGGTGGTGGAGGTGGTGGATTTAGTTCTGGTGGTGGAGGTGGAGCTGGTGGTTATAGAGCTTCTGGTTTTGGACCTTCTCCTTTACAAGGATCAAATCAAGAATTAGGTTTAGGGACATACACAGTAACAGTTGGAGCAGGTGGAGCAGGTGGTGCCAATGAACCTTCATATGGAGGTTGTGGTACAAATTCAATATTTGGAACTATAACATCAACAGGTGGTGGTGTTGGTGGTAACACTGGTGGATCTGGTGCTAAAAATGGTAAAACAGGTGGATCTGGTGGTGGTGGCGGTGGTGGAGCTGTATGCGGAGGATCTGGTGGAGCAGGTAACGCAGGAAGTTTTAGTCCTTCAGAAGGTAACACTGGTGGAACTCATCACGGAGGAGCTCCTTCATATGGTGGTGGTGGAGGTGGTGGAGCAACTGCTGTTGGAGGAAATGCAACAAGCACTAAAGGTGGTAATGGAGGTGCAGGAGCACCAAATGCAATTACAGGAACAGCAACAACTTTTGCTGGCGGCGGTGGAGGTGGTGCTAATAATCCAAACCCTGGTGGTGACGCTGGAGCTGGTGGTGGTGGAGCTGGTGGAAATGGATCGGGAGCTGCAGCTGGAACAGCCAATACTGGTGGTGGTGGTGGATCTGGTGGTCATCCTTGCGGTGCTGGACAAGCAGGTGGTTCAGGTGTCGTAATCGCAAGAACATCAAATACTGCAGGAATGTCATTTACAAAAACAGTAGCGGCTAATGAGATAGCAACAATAAGTTGTGGAGCATGTCTCGTAGCTAAATTTACAGCATCTGACACGTTAGGTGTCACAGATTCAGGTGCCCCTATATCAGGAACAGCTATGCATTATATGGTTGTAGCTGGTGGTGGAGGTGGATCTTCTGCAAGAGATGGTGGTGGAGGTGCTGGTGGATTAAGATCATCTTTTGATACAATTAATGGAACTAAAGGACAACAATTACATTTAAGTCCAGGGCCATACGCAGTTACAATTGGTGCTGGTGGTACAGTTGGAAGTCCAGGACCAAACCAAGCAACACCAGGAAATAATTCTGTCTTTAGTGGAATCACTGCTACAGGTGGTGGATCATCGGATACAGCAGGTGGTTCTGGTTCAGGTACTAATAGAACTTCTGGAACAGGAAATTTAGGAAATGCAGGAAATTTTGTTAACATAGAAGGAAACCCTGGAGGTTTAGGTCAACCTTTTGCAGGAGGTAACTATGGTTCTTCAGGTGGTGGAGGTGGAGCTACTGAAACTGGAGGAACTGCTCCTAATGTAAATACATCGGGAAGAGGTGGACAAGGTTTAACTTCTACAATTACAGGATCACCATTATCATATGCTGGAGGAGGAGGTGGTGGAACTTATATAAATGTAACAGGTGGAGCAGCGTCTCCGTGTGGAACAGGTGGAAAAGGAGCAACACCATCAGGACCAGGATCACCATCAGCAGCAGATGCTGGAACTACTAATAGAGGCGGTGGTGGAGGTGGAGGATTCCACCCAGGAAGTCTTAATGGTTCAGGAGCAGCAGGTGGATCAGGAGTTGTTGTATTAAGATCACCAGGGCCAGTAGGTCCAACATTAAGTGTAACTCCAGGAGGAGCTAAATCAACATTACCAGGTCCTGCAGGTGGTTGCACAGTAATTACATTTACTGCATCAGGAACGTTGACAATCGCGTAGCAGGTGTTATATTAAGTTCATAAAGACATATGAACCTTACAAACTATTATTGGTATTTTAAATCAGCCATTCCAGAACGTATCTGTGATGACATTGTAAAATACGGTCATCAAATGCAAGATCAAATGGCAGTCACTGGTGGTTATGGTAATGCTAAAAAATTAAATGCAAAACAAACAAAAGATTTAAAAAAGAAAAGAAACTCTGACATTGTTTGGATGAATGATAGATGGGTTTATAAAGAAATACAACCTTATGTGCATCAAGCAAATGCTAGTGCAGGTTGGAATTTTAATTGGGACTTTAGTGAGTCTTGTCAGTTTACAAAATATAAAAAAGGCCAGTATTATGATTGGCATTGTGATAGCTGGGATCAACCTTATCAACGACAACAAGGTGATCCATCACATGGTAAAATTAGAAAACTATCTGTAACAGTTACTTTATCTGATCCAAAAGATTATAGAGGTGGAGAACTAGAATTTGATTTTAGAAATCTTGATCCAGATAAAAAAAGAAATGTTAAAAAATGCACAGAAATATTACCTAAAGGATCATTGGTTGTGTTTCCTTCATTTGTATGGCATAGAGTATGTCCTGTTAAAAGTGGAGAAAGAAACAGTTTAGTAATATGGAACTTAGGGTATCCATTTCAATAAAGGAAAAATATGAAAAAGAAAAAAGCTAAAGCTAGAAAACAAAAAATAAAAAAAGAAGTTGCAGGTTATCCTCAACAATTACAATTAGAAGAATTTTTTAAATGTCCTATCTGGTTTGCAGATGAACCAAAATTTGTAGATAGTTTAAATAAAGCATCAGACAAATATATTGAAGCATCTAAGAAAAATTTAAAACCAGCTATTGATAAACGTAATAAAAAGTTTGGTGACAAAGGAGATATGGGTCATGTATTCCATTCAACAACATTAATTGGTGATCCTAACTTTAAACAATTACAAGATTATATAGGTGCAACAGCACATAACTTATTAGGTGAGATGGGTTTTGATATGTCTGGTCATCAGTTATTTACTACAGAAATGTGGGTACAAGAGTTTGCTAAAAAGGGTGGTGGACATCATACTTTACACACTCATTGGAATGGTCACATATCAGGTTTCTATTTTTTAAAAGCAGATGAGTCTACATCTTTACCTATGTTCGAAGATCCAAGACCAGGTAATGTTATGAATCTTTTACCAGAAAAAGATAAAACAAAAGTAACCTACGCTAGTTCTGCAATAAATTATCAAGTAAAACCAGGTAGAATAATATTTTTTCCATCATACTTACCTCATCAATATATTGTTGATATGGGTTATAAACCGTTTAGATTTATACATTGGAACTGCCAAGCAATACCGAAAGGAGTGTTAAACCCTAATGTCTAATAAAAATTTTAAAAAATCTTTTATAAATACTATCTTAAATTCTGATACTAAAAACAAAGAGTCTGATGATTTTGTTAGAATGTTTTTAAAAGATATACAAAAGAAATTAAAAAGGATAAAAAATGTCATTCAAAAAAAATAAATATACAGTATTAAAAAAAGCTATCTCACCTGAGATTGCAGAGTTTGTTTATAAATATTTTTTAAACAAAAGAGAAGTTGCAAGATTTTTATTTGATCAAAAATATCTATCACCTTTTACAGAATACTACGGTATATGGAATGATGAACAGGTGCCAAATACTTATTCACATTACAGTGATATTGCAATGGAGACTTTATTAAAAGAAGTAAAACCAGTAATGGAAAAACATACAAAATTAAAATTATCTGAGACTTATTCATATGCAAGAATATACAAAGAAGGTGATGTCCTAGCTCGTCACAAAGATAGATACTCATGCGAGATATCTACTACATTAAATCTAGGTGGTGACCCATGGCCCATTTATCTTGATCCAACAGGTAAAACTGGTCAAGCTGGTGTTAAAGTGAGTCTTGAACCAGGTGATATGTTAATCTATTCTGGTTGTGATTTAGAGCATTGGAGAGAAGAATTTAAAGGCAAGAACTGTGGACAAGTATTTTTACATTATAATAAATCTAGTTCTAAAACAGCTAAAGAAAACTACTTAGACAAACGACCTTTACTAGGCGCACCTGCTTGGTTCAAAGGTGTAAAGTTGACAAAAATTAAAAAATAGTCTATACACTAGGCTTGCAGGGGGATGATCCACCACAGATTCCCTCTGCTTTAAACATATTGAAATCACACACAATCTGCTATATTACCTAATAAACAGGATTTTATATGTTACAAAAACTAGGTTTTTTACCAGGATTCAATAAACAAGTTACATCTACAGGTGCAGAGTCTCAATGGATAGACGGAGAAAATGTACGTTTTAGATATGGCACACCTGAAAAGATAGGTGGTTGGCAACAACTAGGTGAATCAAAACTTACAGGAGTTGCAAGAGGATTACATCATTTTGTAAATAAATCTTCTACTAAATTTGCAGCTATAGGCACAAACAGAATTTTATATGTATATTCTGGTGGAGTATATTATGATATACATCCACTAGTTAATCCATCAGGTACAACTATATCAAATTGTTTTACAACTACTAATGGATCTCCAACAGTTACTATTACTTTTCCAGGAACACATACGTTTGTAGCAGGAGACATTATTACATTTAGTGATTTTTCAGCTGCAACTAATTCTAATTATAGTGCTGCAGATTTTGATGACATAAAATATATGGTAACAAGTGTACCATCTCCTACAACCTTGACTATTACTATGGATAGTAATGAGACCGGTTCTGGTGCAACTACATCAGGTAGTGTTAAATACTATCAATATTATCATGTAGGTCCAGCTGAACAGATAGGGTCTTTTGGTTGGGGTATTGCACTATGGGGTGGTAATTTATTAGGTGCATTAACTAATACATTAAATGGAGCAATCAGTGCCACATCAGGCGGAAACAATGGTTCTGCTACAGAAATTACATTAACTAGTACAACAGGGTTTCCGTCTACAGGTACAAACCATGTTACGATAGGAACAGAAGAAATATCATATACAGGTATTTCTGGAAATAAACTAACAGGAATTGGAAGAGGAGCTAGAGGATCTACAGCTACTACTCATTCTAATGGTGCAACAGTAACTAATTCATCTGGTTTTACTGGATGGGGATCACCAGCAGCTAACACTGACCAAGTAACAGATCCAGGATTATGGTCCTTGGACAATTTAGGATCAACTCTTATAGCATTGATACATAATGGAGAGTGTTTTCAATGGGATGGTGATGCAGCTGATGCTACAGCAACAAGAGCAACTATCATATCAGGTGCACCAACAGCGTCACGTGATATGTTAGTATCTACTCCTGACCGTCACTTAGTATTTTTTGGTACAGAAACAACTATTGGAAATAAAGCTACACAAGACGATATGTTTATAAGATTCTCGTCTCAAGAAAATATAAATGACTACACACCTACAGCGGAGAATAGTGCTGGTACACAAAGACTGGCCGCCGGATCACGGATCATGGGTGCTAAACTAGGTAGAAATGCTATTTATGTTTGGAGTGACACTTCTTTATTTACTATGAGATTTGTAGGAACTCCATTTACTTTTGCTTTCGAACAAGTTGGTACTAACTGTGGATTGATTGGTATGAATGCAGCAGTAGAGGTTGATGGTGCTGCGTACTGGATGTCTGATAATGGTTTCTTTAGATACACAGGTAAACTAGAATCTATGGATTGTTTAGTTGAAGATTATGTTTATGACGATCTTAACACTACATCAAATCAATTAGTTTATTGTGGTATTAATAATTTGTTTGGTGAGATTACTTGGTTTTATCCAACATCTACATCTAATGTAAACACTAGATCAGTTACATATAGTTATTTAGATTCAACAGCTAAAAGACCTATATGGTTTACTAATGCAAGTTCTTTATTTCCTAGAACAACATGGGAAGATTCTGCTGTATTTGGTTTACCACATGCAACAAGATATAGTGCAGGAGCTGACACTTCTTTTGATGTCAGAGGTAATACAGATGGAAGCACAGTTTATTTTGAACACGAAACAGGAGTTAATCAACAAGAAGCAGCAACAGCTGCTGTTGCAATTCCAGCTAATATTACATCTGGTGATTATGATATTACACAAAAAGTTATTAGAGGAGCTGCAACTAACTTAGGTGATCTTAGAGGTGATGGAGAAAACATAATGAGAGTTAGTAGAATTATACCAGATTTTATAGCACAACAAGGAAACGCTATTGTACAATTAGATTTAAGAAATTATCCAAACGACACAGCTGCAAGCTCATCACTTGGTCCTTTTACGGTATCATCTACAACAGATAAAGTAGACACACGTGCTAGAGGAAGAGCTATAGCTCTTACAATATCTAATACTGCAGTAGATACTAGTTGGAAACTAGGAACTTTTAGGTTAGATATACAAACTGGAGGAAGACGATAATGGAACAATTAGTAATGGCTATAGCAATACCATTAGCAAAACAATACGGTATGAACAAAGCTTTAGAAATAGCTTATGAAAAATTAGGTATAGCTGCTCCAGAAAACACCACAGAAATAGACATACTAACAGGTGGTGGAATTAATCAAGCTTTTTCTCCTGGTAGTTTAACAAATATGTTTAAAAGAGCAGGATTAAGGTTAGGAGCAAATACTTTAATGAAAGGTGCAGGTTCTTCTTTACTACCTTTTGCTGGAATAGCAGGTTTAGCAATGTTGGGTAATAAATATAGAAAACAACTTACAGGTTATGATACACAATCTGCATACGAAGCTGCTAGAGATCAAAGAATAGCAGATAAAAGATTAGATAAAATTACAGATCGAATAACTTCTGGAAAAGATTATGGAAATTATGAAGATGCATTACTAGATAGTGGTGCAGGTGCTGTAGAAATTGATGGCACAATTTATTCAGGTCCTGATTATCAAGGCGGTGATAACAACAACAATAATGATGGTGGTAGTACTGGTAGTAAAAGTGGTAAAGATAATTCTAAAGGTGGTATGGGAACAGCTTCTTTTGGACAATCTTTTCATGCAAGAAGAGGAGGCATTGCAAGTTTATAATGGCTAAGATAGTACAATCATTAACTAGAGCAAGTTCAGAGTATGAAGAAGACGTAGCACAGTCTTTAGTTAGAGATTTAGATGCAGTTCTTGAGAAACTTAACACAACGTTTCAAGAAGAATTAAAACAGGAGATAGAAGCTAGAAGTTTCTTTTTAGATTAATGGCAGTAGTAAACCAATATAAATTTGTAGGTATAGATAACAGCACAAGTGGTGCCGCTCTGACACCTTTGGGTGCTAGTATTCCCGCAGTCAATGAAACTATTGTTATTAAATCGATACTTGTTACATCTGCTGGCACACCTACAGTGACAATTACAAATAATAGTATTACAGCTATTAAATCAGCAGCATTAACAGCAAATGTTACAACAGAATTATTAACACAGCCACTAATAGTAGAGGGTGGTAAAGCCTTTACAGTACAATCAAGCAGCTCAGATTCGTTTGATGTAGCTATTAGCTATCTAAATATCAAGAAAGAGGTAACAACATAATGAAAGTATATGACGCTAAAGTAGAAGAAACTTACAGACACAAGGAAACTGGAGAGGTTTTTAAGACAAGAAAAGACTGGGAAGCTAAAGGGTATAAGAATGAAGACATGGCACAAGATGTAAA